ATCACCTCCCATTGATCTGCTTTTGCTTCTCCTTGAGCCTTCATCAAAGCTCCGGTTAGATCTTTAGTATTCCAACGGGTCATAACTAACACAATCGCACCGCCTGGTTGTAAACGTTGACGAGGACCTGACGTATACCATTCATACGCACGCTCCATGGATTGTATGTTTAAAGCATCTTGCTCCGAGTGTGGATCATCAATGATCAAGAGATCCGCACCACGACCGGTAATGGCTGAACCAACACCTGCTGCATAGTATTCTCCACCTTGTGCGGTTTCCCATTTACCTGCTGCCTGACTATCTTCTCGTAATCTGGTTTGAAATACTTGTTTGTATTCTTCACTGTCCATTAAGTTCTTAGCCTTACGACCAAATCGTACCGCAAGTTCCGTGGTGTGAGTAGATTGAATAATTTTTAATTTAGGTCGTCTCCCGATCATCCAAGCAGGGAGCAAGAAACTCGCAAACTCGGACTTAGTATGTCTTGGTGGCATATTGATAATCAATCGTTTAATCTTACCCTCTGCAAGTTGATTGAATTTATCTGCAATTTTTTTATGGTGGTATCCTTCAATGAACTCGGGCCACACATGTTTGACAAAGGATAGAAAGTCTGTGTTTATATTCTCTACCTTCTTCTTCTCATTGTGTTTGAGATACATCTTCATGAACTCCTGTTTGATATCAGGAGGCAGTTTCTTTATTTTATCTAAGTCTATTTTCATTTCGAAAAATTTTTTGAAAAATTTTTTTGTAATATTTTTTATACCCTATAATGTTTTTAACGGCAATCTATCTGTAAAACCTAGCAAATATACGTCCTGTTGGGACCCCTACTAGGTGTACCCCCTAATGACTATATAAAAAATTTGTAAATTTGAAATGGCCCTGGTACCTCTATTGGTACCAGGGTCCTTGATCCTACTAGTCTAGTAGCGTCATGAAAGCAGAGGGATTCATTCTGCTGAACTTGTCTAAGCCTTTCTGCATAGCATCGTACTGTTCAGTTTCTTCTGCATGTTTAATTAAATGATACAAAGCAAACTCTTCCTCGTTAAGCTTTGCACTCTGATTAGAGTAAGGGTTGGTAGCTACTAGTTTTCTTTCTGTCATTGTTATCCTTTCTGTTATGGCTATCCTATATTAAATAGGATAGCCTGTCAACAGTTAACCTGTGTATGGTCGCACTGCACCTGTCATAGTATTCCTTTCAACATACTCAGGTAGTTCAATGTTGGTAGTGTTTGTATCGTAGTTGTATCTCGCTTCGTTCCACACTCGTTGCCATGCGTTTTCTTCAGTCAATACTTTTGGTTGATGTATTCTACCAAAGTAATCAACAGCCTGAATACCATGAACTTTCCACCAATCGTCCTGACAACCTAGTGTACAAAAATTACCATTGCCATAACTATAAGTTCCTATGGTTCTTGTTTGATTTCTTTTGTTTCCTTTTGGTCCGCGTTTCCTGTCTGTTGTATCGTAAGTATGACAACTTGGTCCCTGACAATATTTCATCTTCTCTCCTCTCTATATCTTCTGTTCATCTCGTTGGAGATATTATCTCCCTCAATTATTAGCGGCATTGCTATTCCTAGCACTCCGCCCGCTGATACTAGGATTCCTAGTATCGCGTTTTCTAGTCCTACTGCTATTGCACCTCCTAGTGCAATAACAATTAAACAAAGTAATATTCTTAAAAAATATATTATCATCATAATTATGCTCCTTTCACACTGATAACAAATTTACCTGTAGCAGTTCTATATCCTTGGTTATCTAAATCATAGTAAGTAAAAAGTTTATTACCTGTTTTAGATATCCACTCCTTGCTGTGGTCTGTCCATTTTCCATTTCTAGTAATTGTCTTACCATGTTTTTTTGCAAAGTAAGTTATTTTAAATGTTTCTTCTTTCTCTAGTTTCATACTTCCTCGCTTTCTATTTAGTTATATAGGGGATAATATCCTATATTATCCCCTATGTCAATACTTTAATTGACTGCTTCGTATTGTTTTCTTGCCAGTATTTTAGCTTCCCTTGACTGGGTTTTATTCTTCATGCCCTTAATCATGTCCGCTAAGTTACTTGGATTATACATAGTCAAACCAGTTGAGTTGGTTCTTAATAGTTCCGCTTCTTCTAGTTCAATACCTAACTCGGTTGCTAGTTCTACGCCCTCACTCAAATATCTATATGCTTTCAATCCCATTTTTAATTGATCACATTGTTGAGTGATAGTATCAATCCATTTTTGATGAGTGGATACTAAGTTAGCTTTAGCCATGCGCCACGCTTCTAGTTGTAGGTACTCATTTCTAGTACAAGCGATTGCTCTTGAACGACAGTAGCTAGTACCAATGACATCAAGGTAGTAGGCTTCATCAAAACCTTTTGTGATACCTGTATGGGTATCACTACGATAACTACTGTTACCATAACCTAACGCACTATCATTAGCTTCTACATGTTTGGTTTTGTGTGGGTTGTTTTCTTTACCCTCTTGCTGTGCAAGTATATCAGGATTACAGTTCTTATCTTTCAACTGATCTCTCATATACGCATAAGCAAACTTTCTTCCGTCATCACTACTATATTCGTGACCATTGAGATTACCATACAAACCAAAATCAAAATGAGATTTAGTTTCTACTGTTTCGTCCTCGTCATTGACATCTTCGTTATGTGCAAAATAAAAACATTTATCTTTTGCAACGACATCAACTGCGTCGCCATACTTCTTCTTGTATGATTGTAAGGTAGCCACATCTTCACTTGGATATGCTCTCTCAACAATATCTCTAGCTAGACTAAATGTACTTTCATATTGATTGTCCACTTCTTCCTTTGCTTCGAGATAGGCAACTCGTTCTTGAGTATCTTCATTCTCAAAAACATTTTTGATCTTACCGAACAGTTTGTTTCGTAGTTCGGTATTCATTCTTATTTTAGTCATATTTACCTTTCTGTTTATTTATTTATTTTTATATACTACTTGACAATACCTGTCAATAGGATTATATAAGATAATTATGAATACATTTTTATATATTGGAATAGGTCTTATAACTTTTGGTTTCCTATCTTTTGTGCTGTGTGTATGCATGGAAAGATATTACGACCGTAAGTTGTATAAGCTAGAACAGAAATTTAAAAAATAAATTCAAGCTTCAAGCAGCAAGCTCCAAGCTTCGCGTATAAAGTGAATTTAATTAGTTGACATATATAGGATGATCCTATATATAAAAACCGCCGAACCCCGGTAGGAATAGATGCAGAGTTCATCTCCATGTACCGGGTTTAGGCACAACAGAAAGAGGATACTATGATAACGTTTAACAATGATAATGACCGAGCAAACTTTCAAATTGCTATGACCTTAACCATGCTGCGTAGTGAGGTGAAGTCCGGGTTGATTGCCTGCCATCCTAGCAAAGGGACCACGCTTAGAACACTGAGCAGGTACTTTGATGGACTGAAGAAGACCAGGAAGGCCGCGTACAAACAGCTGGTAGAAGCCGGCGTATATGAGACACTCGATGCGAAGAATTAATTACAACGACCTGCTGCCGTGGTTCCTGGAAAAGGACCACGCGCGGCTTCCGGCCAGCTATATAAAAAGCTGCAATGAATTTTTTCGGGAGCTCGGAATCAAAACAGCAAGCTGCAAGCTGCAAGCCACAAGCTACAAGCTTCCTGGACCAAGGCCAATCTCAAATGCAAACAAAGGTTTAATTCACAAGCAACAAGCCTCAAGCTCCAAGCTTGACAAATCTAAATAAAGGATTATATAGGACAATAGAAAGCGAGGAGTTATGAAAGTAAAAGAAGCAAAAGAAATAACCGGGGGTCTAACGTATACCACCAAAATGCCCGGACCATCGTTCAATACACCAGCGCAACGCTGCGTAACCGGTTCCAAACTTAGAAACATAAAAAACAGTGTGTGCAATGGCTGCTATGCATTGAAGGGTAACTATACTAGATTTCCCAAAGTGGGCGAGGCCCTGGAGCGTAGGTTCCAGAAGCTTCAAGCGCCGAGCTGGGTC